TGGTATTGAGGTAAATAAATATGATACTGATTTAGATTACATTGGAACAGTATCATATACTGATGAATATAATTATCCTCATTGGACTTACTTCAATCAAATCATATCAGTAATACCTCAAGATGATAAGTTATGCGATGACATTGTTCATCAACAATTATTCGGTATCAATTAAATGTTTGATATTGATATAAACTTAACTGAAGCCCTTGCTCAACATTTAGTTGAGCAAGGTATAAGCACAAAAGAAAGTGAGTTTATTTCTTTTGTAAAAACTAAAACAGATAATATTATTAGTGATATTATCGGAACTAGCGAAAAGGACGCTTACTTGTATGTATGAAATAATAACAAATCTTTATGATTACTTTATAACCTTTGCTTCGTTGTCCTTGTTGCTTGTTGCTTTGTTCTATTGGATAGTCTTATCAATAGAGAAAAAACAACAAAAGGACTTTGATACAAAGTATCGTGAAACTAGAAAAAAATAATATTGATTTACGGAACAGGGAACAGGGCGACAAGCCCTGTTCCCTTTGTTATTTATGCGTTAATTTTTGGTGCTGTATTATTCCAGCCAATACCAACACTAGCTTGTAATACTTTATCTAAACTAGCAATCAATTCAGCAGGTGCGTGAGCTTCCATTATAGTATCTAAAGCCACTCTCTTAACTTGTTTTAGTTCAGAAAGTTTTTTGCCTTCTGGTCTTTTTTCTATTTCTTGTTGAGCAAGTTCACTAGCCCACTCTCTTATTTGTTCTTCACAAAGAGCAACATTTATTCTCTCATCTTTATCACTAGACTCAAATTTATAGTCTAATTTACCTTTTAAGATTTCATTAGTTGCTTTCTTTTTAAAGAAAGTTTTAGCTGTTGCTTTTGCTTCCGATAGATATTGTTCAGCTTCTTTTAGCTTGTCAATAATAGCTTGTGCACCTATTTTTTTGGCAAGTTTTTTTGAAGCTGTATCAGTTGCTTGTGATACATATTGGCGAACAAGTAGTTCTTGCTGTTCAATCATTGGATCTAGTTCCCTTTTAACTTTGTCTCTAAAGTGATCTAATTGATACTTAGTCATTGCTTGTGCCATATTTTACCTTTCGTTGTTTATTTGTAATCATAACATAATATCCCAGATTAAGTCAATCTAATTCTTTTGTTTATTTTTTTTATTCCCGGGTGGGTCCCGCCCACAGGTGTTTAGTGTTTCTTGGGTGGGGCCCGCCCACAGGTATTTAGTAGTCCTTTTTTTTAGGGTGGGTCCCGCCCACAGGTGTTTAGTGGGCCTGCGACAATATGTCGCATTGACTTAATCAAATTACTTGATCCACGAATCAAGGCCCAGGAATAAATTTAGTTATTGCCTTCTGAGATATGATGGGATACTATTTTAATTAACAACGAAAGGAAAAAAATGAAAGTTAAGCACATAATAAAATGGAATGATAAAGAATATAAAATTCCATTCGATCTAAATCTAGAAATAGATAAGGGCCAAGAAATAAAGATCAATAATAGATTCAGTGGTGAGGTGGCGATTGTGCCATGGTTCGCGGCCGCTGTTTATGATTTGATTATGGGCTGTGAACGATTCGAAGATTGGAAAACCCATCGCCAGGGCCTAGATTGGTTCGCAAGAAATTTTCCAAAGCAATATATGACTTTACTAGATTGATTATGAAACAATTAAAAAAACTAGGCTTTAAAAAAATAAAAAATACTGGGCCGGGCTTTCATATGTGGGAGCTCGACTCAAGAGATTTTAAAGTGATACATACAGACTTAACTAATATGAAAGTTAAAAATGAAAAAAAGAATAAAGCATAATGATCTAAGTCATTATTTTATTAGAGATCATAAAACATTGCCCGCAAGCTATTTAAAAAGCTGTAAAAAGTTTTTTAATAGTTTTGATTCTAATTTTAGATCACAAGTTAACAAGCAATCAAAATAAGGGAGGGACCCGCCCGCAAGTTTTTATTTGCGGGCGGGTCTTGTAATTTTTAAATAATAGGATTATATAGGATGATAATGCACAAAGACGAATTAAAACAAATCACAGGCGGGCTAAGTAAACCTTCTAAAATGCCCGGTTTTAGTTATAACCTTCCGGCAACTAAATGTATTACAGGCTCTAAGCTTGTAAAGATTCCAGGGTCCGTTTGTTCGGGCTGTTATGCTTTAAAGGGCCGCTATAGATTCCCCAACGTAAAAGATGCAATGCAACGCCGCCTAGATTCTATTGACCATCCCCTATGGACCAAGGCCATGGCAACAAGCATTATTGAAACAAAGACAGGTTTTTTTAGATGGCACGACTCAGGAGATTTACAATCACTTGATCACTTAAAAAAAATATTCGAAGTATGTAATTTAACGCCTGGAATTCAACATTGGTTACCCACACGGGAGGCCTCAATTATTAACTGCATACAAGCGGACGAAGTACCCGCAAATTTAATTATACGACTTTCTGCCCATAAAGTAGATGGCAAGGCCGCAACATTTTGGCCCTGGACGTCTACCGTTGTTACGTCAGAAAAAACATGCCCGGCGGCTGAACAAGAGAACAAGTGTAAAGATTGCCGGGCTTGTTGGGACCGTACAATACCCAATATGGCCTACTGTAAACATTAACAAAGGAAAAAATGACTCATATAGAAATATTACAAGCAATAAAACATTTAATAAAATATCCTGATATAGATGATAATGAATGGATATTAAAAGAAATAGAAAAACTAATTAAGACAACCCAAGGCACAAGCCACAAGTAGCAAGCTCACAAGTGGGAGGGAAACCCGCCCGCAAGTTTTTTAGTGCCATGATCCAAGGAACAAGCTCACAAGTGCACAGGCGCAAGTAGCTAACAAGCAGGCGCAAGCAGGAACAAGCAAGCAAGTGTTGGGGTGGGACCCGCCCACAGGTTTTTAGTTGGCTGCCTGCGACACTATGTCACATTGACAAGATGTTCTTGGACCTTGGTCCATCCTTCAGCGATAGCTGTGCAAGGAACACGCTCATGTAGTTCAAGGATCTTGGATCCTTCATAAAGTTTTACGGAACAAGGACCGAGGGACTTTTGCAAGATAAAAGTATTCATAGGATGACGGACATGGAAGCTAATTTGATGAGGAGAAAGGATCGGATATTCACCTCGAGTCACCTTTAATTCAACTGTGAAAAATTTACCATTTTTGTTGTAGCATAATAGATCTGGAACACCAACTGAGGCCCAAGTTTCAAGCCTTGTAAAAGAAATTTGTGTTATATTTTTTTTAACTTCATGCCAAAATTTTGACTCTGGTCTCATGAAAAATTTAAGTTAACCACTACATTATAATTTTTTAATTACTTTACCCATTGTCCACTTTTCTGTGTCAATTGTAATAACTAATCTATGCGTCTCACGGTACCCTAATAATTTATTTTCCATTAAATGCATTCCGGTGATATCGTATAAATCTCCGTTAGGTAAACAAACTTGAACACGGGCTTCTTTTGAAACTTCTGAGTTTTTCAGAAATTTATCTAATGTTTGTCTTAACATCTTTCCTTTTAACATATGTTCCTTTTTATGCCTGGGGCCCAGTATCTGGATAAATCCTCGTAAGCCGACCCCAGGTAATTATATTATGGAGTAATATATATTGATGTTTTACCAGAGTTAACTTATAAGATCAATAGTATGGGATTACCAAAAAGACTTACAGAAAGGCAGATAAAATTTGCTCATGAGTTAGTCACAAATGATGGAAAAATTAATGGGAAAGAAGCGGCAATGGCTGCTGGATACTCACAAGATAGAGCATCAGTTACTGCTTCAGAATTACAGAATGTAAATGTATATCCATTGGTATGTGAGTATATTGAAAAATTAAGAACAGAAAAATCAGAACAAAATAAGTTAATGTTAAGAGATAATCTGTTTAAATTAAATAGATTAATGGGAAAAGCCATAGAAACATTAGAAAAAAGAATTGATTGTAAACCAAATGAAATAATTAAAATATGTAGAAGTTTTAAACCAATATTTAACATACTAAATTCTATAAATAGTGTTAAAAAAATAAAAGTTTATTTAGCTGAAGAACAAAGACCATATAGTACAAATCATTATAAAATTGGAATGACAACTCAACAAACTGTTGAAGATAGAATGAATCCAACAGACAACCCATACGGATTAAATTACATATGTTTCGTTGAATATAGTGTTAACAATGGATTTAATTTAGAAAAAACATTACAGGGGTTTTTTAAATTTTACTCAACAAAAAAAATAAAATCTTCTGGTTCATCCGAGTGGTTTTATTTTAAAAATAGAAAATCAATAGTAAAACACTTTAAAAAAATATCATCTATCTTATGTAATAAATATGATTGTAATTTTGAAATAATAACTAATCAATAATATGGGATTGTCAAAAAGACTTACAGAAATGCAGATAAAATTCGCTCATGAACTAGTTACTAATGAGGGAAGAATGAATGGAACAGAAGCGGCTATTGCTGCAGGGTATTCCATTGACACAGCTAAAAACGCTGCAAGTAAATTGCAAAATGCAAAGATGTATCCATTAGTTGTTCAATACATTGGAGAGTTAAGAGCAGAGAATCAAAAGAAATATGATGTTACATTTGAAAGTCATATAACTGAATTAGGTAAAATTAAAAATGAAGCATTAAAAAATAAAGCCTGGAGCGCTGCAGTTAATGCAGAAGTAGCCAGGGGAAAAGTTGCTGGTTTGTACATTGAACAAAAGATTATTAGGACCGGTAAATTAGATGATTTATCTGAGGAAGAATTAGATAAAAGAATTGCAGAGGTGTTGGATCAATACTCTCCTATCCGTGAAGGTGTTGAAGTTAAGGAATTAAAGTCCGATGTAAAACAAAAACAAAAGGATATTAGACTCGGAAAACCACAACAACCTACAAAGAAGGAAAAAATTTTAGTAGACTATTCGTTATCTTCGTCTTCGTCTTC